TTTCACCTATCTAATTAAATAACCACTATTAAGATGTAACTGCAGAGAATGATTTCTGCTGATACGCTCGTATGAAATACCTGACGTACGTGATATTTTTGCGGTCGGAGGCGCAAAACCTGGAATGTATTTGTAACGTATATCTTGGCCAAGTCTTAAAAGACGAGCAACATCTGGAAAGAGCTTTAAAAATAAAGATTTACCATTTTTACCATTTAAAATAATAGATGCACAACGTGATACTTCACGATCGAATACATCCATATCAGTTCTGAAATCTGTATGATATATACACTGATTAATGGCAAGTTTGTATGATATAAATCGTTCAAAATTAATAAATTTAAAACCTAAAAAGTAAACAAGGGAAGAGTCCTTGAAAGACTCACTCTTGGCTTTATCAACAGTAAGGTTAAAGTTTCTAAAGTAAGAGCGAATAAGTAATTTTAAATTAACATTTTCTGAACTGAATATAACATCGTCACCACATATTAAACATTGTTCGTTAATGAGTATATTAGGGTGAGAATAGCATAATACGATAGCGTGAGCTAAAGTACCAATTAGATTTGTAAAACCAGAACCTGAGCTAATGCCGTGGTCTTTGATAAATAAATAAGGTTTAGAAGTACCAGATTTACTTACCATAATGGTAGTACAAAAATAATCTACTAACTTGTTAAAGATAATGTTTTCTTTTTGAGTAAGCTCTAGCTGAGATCTAAGAATATGAAATGCACAAATAATTGCTTCATTACATAAATTTTGATCATAAGCGGAAACGTCAGTACCTTCATTTGAAAATTCATTTGAAAGGACATCTTTTAAACGTTTACCAATTTGCTCACCAGTTCTGCCAATTGCATAGAAAGTGTCTGCATTTGAAAAATGCTTAGCGAAAGGCATAACTAAAGAAGTTTCTAATAAAGTTATAGCACCTGGATAAGGATACATAAGTCTAACTTTACGTGCTAAAGAACCATCTGTTTCGCGGATCTGAATACGATAACCACGAGTACACGGATAGTTAAATAGTTCATTATATTTACCATCTAAGGCCAAATGCGCTTCATAGATAATTTCATCAAGAATATTACCTTTTCGTGCGAATTTTGGAAAACCGGATGATGCTGCATGATTTAATTGAGTGTCAGCTGCATATTGCAGACCTACTGGTCTAAATTTGCGTAGAGGAAATTTACACATTGTGTGTACAATTTGGGTTGCCTTAAATAGGAGGTCACGATTACCTTTAAATTTTGAAGAGGAAGTCATCTTTTCTTCACCTTTTAAAAGCTGTTCGTCAAAATCTGATTTTGTAAGGGGGTCAAATTTGTCAATAAGTCCACCAAAACCAGCATGTTGTACGCGTGCCTGGATACCTGTTTCT